TGCGCTGCATGGGGAAATCAATGCGGAGCCGGGAACTGCGATCTGGTCTTGGCGGCATCTGCCGGAGGGCTGGGATGCGGGGCTTTGAGATGGGGAGACAATCAGACAATCAGACAATCAGACTAGGAGAATAACAAGACAATGAAGACACCAAATACGATGACGGAAGATGAGATGGCGGAGGTCCTGGAAGGGATGACTTCGGGGATTCGCTTTGCTAGCGATGAGGACCGGCGGAAGCTGGCGGATCTGGCGAAGGATATGATCTCGCTGCTGGGGGATGTGGAGCGGGTGATGGCGGGTAGATAACGGAACACGGAACACGGAACACGAACAAACTTTTCAACTCATGAACAACAACGGACAGGTAGTGATGATGGCGGTGGCGGAGATCTTTGATTTTCCGCTGAACCCTCGGCGGAAGATTTATCGGGAGATCGAGACCTTGATGGATTCGCTGGCGGAGCACGGGCAGGAGACGCCGCTGGCGGTGTGGACGGCGAAGGATGGGACGGTGCAGGTTCTGCAAGGGCATCGGCGGCTGGAGGCGATGCATCGGATGGGCTGGGAGAGCTGCAAGGTGGTGGAGCATGAGTTTGCCGATGAGGGTGAGGCGCTGAAGTGGCTGATGAATCAGCAGCTCAACAATGATGACTTTGATCTGGTGGAGAAGTCCTTGGCATGCCAGGATCTGCTGCGTCTCGGGGTGAGCATGGAGGAGACCTGCCGTGCGGTGGGTAGGACGACGGAGACGGTGCAGCTCTGGCTGGCGCTGGGGGAGATGAACGCGGCGGTGCATCGTGCGGTGAAGGCGAATGAGCTGAGCCTGGAGACGGTGGGGATGCTGGCGAAACTGGAGAAGGGCAAGGAGCGTGAGGAGGGTCTGCAAATGGTGCTGAATGGCATGGGTGGGGCGATGTCCTCGGCAATGGCGAAGCTGACGCTGCAACAGCATTTCATCGAGCCGAAGAAGAACCGGGAGGAGTGGATCAGGATGCTGCCGAAGCTGAAGAAGGCGCTGGGGGTGGATGAGTATGAGTTTGTGGAGTTTGAGCGGCGGCGGGAGTATGTGCAGGGGGACACGGGGCAACCGGAGGACGGCTACGAGTGGGCGCTGGCGGTGCTGACGGGTGCACCGAAGGCACCGGAGGGCGTGGCCTCGTGGGGTGATGCGGCGAAACTGCTGGGGCTGAAGCTCTACGCGGTGCCTGCTCCCTCGGCGGCGGATGGCTATGTGGTGCTGGTGAGCAAGCGTGACATCAAGACGGTGGACATGGACACGGGTGGCCGGATCTTTGGCAAGACGCGTGAGGTGCAAGAGCGCGGCGGGAGTCTGAAGGAGCGGGTGACGGCGGACATGAGATCGGCCGAGGGGGATACGGCGGAGCTTCAGCAGACGGAGACGGATGCGGCGGAGATGGAGCAGATCTCTAGCGCGGCGCATGACCGGATGCTGGGTGAGGATGATGAACTGTTACCCGATGTGATAGATGACGGTGATGGCTTCGACATTGTAGAGGCGATGTACGAGCAACGCATCCAGGAAGGCCGGCGGATCATGGCGCAGGTGCAGGAGAAGCTGGCGGGGAATACGAACCTGAACCGGACGCAGTCGGTGTGGCTCCCGCTGCTACGGCATCTGCTGTGGACGGCGGACGCTAACGCACTGATGCAGGCATACGCTCCGCAAGGGGCGATGGCGGCGATGGAGGCGGACAAGAAGGGGATGGCGGCGCTGCGCTGGGTGATCCTGCACGGGCTGGCCCTGGCCATCGTGGCCGGGGATGATGAGGCGGTGGCGGAGGTGCTGGAGGCGGTGGGGGTGGAGTGAGACAAGGAGACAATCAGACAAGGAGACAAGGAGACCTGAGATTATGAAGACGCATGAGCTGAAGACGTGGCCGGAGTATTTCCAACCTGTGATGGAGGGGGTGAAGCCTTTTGAGATCCGGTTTGATGATCGGGGCTTTGAGGTGGGTGACACTCTCCGACTGAGGGAGTGGAAGCCGTGCATGGAGCAGGGGTGCTCGCTGCGAAATAGGGGCGCACACTGTAACTCCTGTGCTGGTGACGGCGGGCGCTACACGGGGAACGAGGTGGAGAAGCGGGTGACCTACATCACGGACTACAAGCAACGTCCGGGGATGGTCGTGCTGGGGATGAAGTAACGGAACACGGAAAACGGAACACGAACAAACCTAGAAGGAACGGACCTATGAAGATGGCGAGAGCGACGATGGAGGAGATCGAGGATGTGGCTTGGCTGGTGGGCATACTGCAAGATGTGGAGGGTGGCCAGTGGCCGCGTTCTGCTTTGCGTGAGGATGAGCCGGAGGCGGATGATCCTGATTACTTCGATGAGGATGACCCGGAACACTGCTCGATGCTGGTGAAGCGGGTGCTGGCGGTGATGGCGCGGATGAATGGCGGGGCGATCACTCGCGTGGTGCTGGGGATGCACACGGTGTGCAGCCCGGAGAACAAGATCGTGAATCAGGAGTCGGAGTGGCTGGAGATCCATCATGGGCTGCGTCCGACTTGGGAAGCTTTGGTGGCGGAATCGGAAACGGAAAAGGAGGAGGATAAAATCAACAATCATGAATAACAAGAATAACATACTAGATCAGGCAACTGGTGAGAACTGGGCACTTTACAATGGTGACTGCGTTGCATTGGCGGAGTCGATGCCTGATGAGTCGGTAGATCTGACAGTCTACAGCCCGCCGTTTGCGAATCTCTACATCTATAGCGATTCGGTGGCGGACATGGGCAACTGCGCGAATGATGATGAGTTCTTTGCGCAGTATCGGTATTTGATCCGGGAGAAGTTCCGTGTGACGGTGCCGGGGCGGGTGACGTGTGTGCATTGCATGGACCTTCCTACGAGCAAGGGGATGCACGGCTACATTGGGAGGCGTGACTTCTCGGGCGAGATCATCCGGGCGCACTTGGCAGAGGGATGGATTTATCACTGCCGAGTAACGGTCTGGAAAGATCCGGTGGTGGAGATGCAACGGACTAAGGCGCTGGGACTGCTGCATAAGCAACTGAAGAAAGATAGCTGCCGGAGCAGGATGGGGAATCCTGACTATCTGCTGGTATTCTACAAGCCGGGGGATAATCCGAAGCCTGTGGAGCATACGGCAGAGGAGTTCCCGGTGGATCAATGGCAGCAATGGGCGAGCCCGGTGTGGATGGACATCAATCAGACGAATGTGCTGAACCGTGATGGCGCTCGTGATGAGCGTGATGAGAAGCATATATGCCCTTTGCAACTGGACTTTATCCAGCGGTGTCTGGTGATGTGGAGTAATCCGGGGGATGTGGTGTGGAGCCCGTTCACGGGGATCGGCAGTGAAGGATACATGGCGATCAAGATGGGGCGGAAGTTCGTGGGGACTGAGCTAAAGCCGAGCTATTTCAAACAAGCGGCGGCCCATCTGGCAGCGGCTGAAGCAGAAGGGAGGACTCTGCTGTGAGTGCTAAGACGAAAGGAAAAGCGAAGTCTACTGACGGAACGAGCTATGAGCTGTTTTTAAAGGGAAAAGAGAAGAGTGTGCCGGTCAAAGGGATCACTGGGGCGGAGATCCATCCGGCTTTGTTCGATTTTCAACGGCACGTGGCGGGGTTCCTATTGGAGCGTGGCACGGCGGCAGCGTTCCTGGATACGGGATTGGGTAAGACGATCACACAATTGGAATGGGCGCGGCATGTGCCAGGTGAAGTGTTGATCGTGGCACCTCTGGCAGTGGCTCAGCAGACAGTGAAGGAGGCTGAATCACTGCTGAATCTGGCTGTGAACTATTCCAAAGATGGGACGATCTCCGAGCGGGTGACGATCACGAACTATGAGAGGTTGGATCGGTTTGATCTAAGTCGGTTCAAGGGTGTGGTGTTGGATGAGTCCAGTATTTTGAAGGGATTCAACGGAAAGACGAAGCGGGCCTTGTGTGATGGATTCGATCAGACGCCTTTTCGGCTGGCTTGCACTGCTACACCTGCGCCGAATGATCACATGGAGCTAGGCAATCATGCCGAGTTCCTGGGGGTGATGGGGATGCAAGAAATGCTCATGCGTTGGTTCATCCATGACTCTGCCAACACTGCCGAGTGGAGGCTAAAAGGTCATGCGGCTGGAGACTTCTGGAGATGGGTGGGGAGTTGGGCGGCGTGCGTATCGATGCCGTCTGATCTGGGATACTCTGATGAGGGGTATATCCTGCCAGCACTCACTACCCGGACGGAGGTGGTAAGGACGCCACTGCAGTCGGGTGGGGTGGATGAGTTATTTGCGCTGCCAACGACATCAGCAACGGACATGCACGCAACCAAACGGCTGACACTGAGAGAGCGCTGTGGGCTAGCTGCGGAGCTAGTGAATGGCCACAATGAGGCTGCTCTGGTATGGTGTGAATCCAATGATGAGAGTGAGATGCTGCGGAAGATGATCCCTGATGCGGTGGAGGTGCGTGGGAGTGACACGATGGACGCAAAAGAGGACCGGATGAATGCATTCAGTGATGGGCGTGCGCGGGTGCTGGTGAGTAAGCCGAGCATCTGTGGATTCGGCATGAACTGGCAACATGCGCATCGGATGGTGTTTGCGTCGATCAGCTACAGCTACGAGGCTTTTTATCAGGCGATCCGCAGAGAGTGGAGATTCGGCCAGAAATCGCCAGTGACGGTGGATGTGGTGATCTCAGATGCGGAGCTACCAATCTGGCGGGCTGTGGAGCGTAAGGCTGCACAGCATGACGAGATGAAGCGGGCCATGGTGAAGAACATCATGGGCGGAAATCGAGGGGAGAAAAAGGAGTCATTCCAGCCAACGAAATCGGCAGTGCTGCCGTCGTGGATGGGGGTGGCTTAACTGACTAAAACAGAAAGGATAACTGAGCAATGAGAGTGGGAGATGATGTGAGTTTGATCGTGTCGCAGTCGATGGACTTGGCTGCGGAGACGATGATGGGGATCGGTGAGGGCATGAAGTCCCGCCGGTGGGTGAAGACGGGGCAGTCGGTGACGCTGCTGTCGGCGGTGCGGCTGGAGCTGGTGGCGGAGCTGGCGAACGATGAAGCGGTGGTGCGCGGCGCTATGAATGGCGTGCACTACCTTTGCGACATGCGGGATCTGCGGAGGTGGCACTAGTATGATCGGGTCCTCTGTCGATCTAGCGACCTTGCGCGAACAAGTGAGAGCGGCGCTGCCCATGGTGCGGGTGGCGACGTTTGACGGCTTGCAACTGCGGATCGAGCAGAATGGGAATCGCGGGGTGGGCAAGTGTCCGTTTCATGAGGACAGCAGCCCGTCCTTCGTGGCGGGGGGGAAGTATCTGGATCGGTGCCACTGCTTTGGCTGTGGTGAGGATCTGGATATTTTCGGATACTGGGAGAAGCGGCGTCAAGTGGATCACGCGGAGGCGGTGAAGCAGCTCGCGGGGCTGGCGGGGATCTACTACGGGGACATCAAGTATGAGAAGCCGAAGGCGGGAGTGACGCAGCCGGAAAAGCGGCTTGTGTGTGATGACGTGGGGGAAAAACCGTCACTGCCGTCACTGTATCAAGCCACAAGGGCAGACTGTGAGGCTATCGCTAAAGGGCGGAGACTGGACGCTGAGGCGGTGTGGATCGCGGCGACGGAGAAGCGTGTGGCGGTGGTGAAGCAGTGGCCGATGTATCAAAGCAAGCACGGCGGCGGGTGGTATGCGAAGAATGGATGGGAGCAGCATCGGTGCTGGGCAGCTATCGACGAGACTCGGAACGTGGCGGAGTATCGGCGGATCGATAACGGGCTGCACTGCCGGGTTGAAACTGGGCCTGATGCGGCCAAGGGGCCAAAGGTTTGGAGCACGGCGGGGAAGAACTGGCCACTGGGTGCTGGGCAAATCCGAGACCGGAAGCGGGTGCTACTGGTCGAGGGTGGGCCTGACATGCTGGCGGGCTATCACTTCCTCCGTCGCTGGCACTGGAGCAAGCGGCCGCTGCTGCAACAAGTGGTGGTGGTGTGTATGCTGGGAGCATCCAACCGGATGCGGGAGGATGCGCTGGCGCACTTCCACGGGTGCAGGGTGCGGATCATGGTGGACGCGGACACGCCGAAGGATAGCCCGGAGAAGGGCAAGCGAAAGCTGACGGGGATGGAGGCGGCGTGCCGCTGGCAGGATCAACTCACGGAGGTGGGGGCGGCGGTGGAGCTCTTCTACGTGGGGGATATTTTCAACGCGGATCATGTGCGCGAGTGGCATGAGGGCACGCGGCTAGCGGCGGAGATCGAGATCCTGGAGCCTGGACTGCTGAAGCAGGACGGGAGCAAGGTGAAGGATCTGAATGATGTGGTGGACTGCGCGGAGGATGTGCAGACCGGCGAGGACATCGAGCAGGCAATGTGCTCGTGGGATTTTTAAACGTCAGTAACAACAAAGAACGGACCTTTTCCAATGGCTAAAAAACAAGCATCCAAGCGTCGCGGCAAGGCGACGAAAGATCAGGATGGAGCGGCAACCTTCGAGCAGGGAGGGGCTGCTGCGCCGAAGGTCTTTGACCCGGCGGAGATCGCGGGGGAGCTGGGGTGCTGGTGGTTGAGTGGGAAGGATGCCTTTCTCCGGCAGGATCTGGAGGGGCGGTGGCATCAGGTAAGCCAGCAGGCGCTGATCGATGCGATGCGGAAGCTGCCGGGGCGGATGATTGCCATCAAGGCCAGAGACGGCGAGATGCTGAGTGAGGCGCGTGAGGTGCTGCACTGGGTCCGGGAGAATCGCGGAGTGGATAGCGTGATGAACAATCTGCCTGGCTACAAGACGGGCATCTACAATCTACCAGGCGGGGAGCGGGTGCTGGTGAAGACCTCACCGGAGCGACTGACTGAGGATGAGAGTGGATACAAGAGGGCTGTGGAGGCGAGTGGTGGCGATGAGATGGCGGGTTTCCCCGTGATCCGTCGCATCGTGGAGGGAATGCTCGGCCCTGAGACTGGGGTGGAGGGGTCTATTGATCAGACGCCGTGGTTTTGGTCGGACTGCAAATGCTGGTATCGGGCCTACATGACGGGATCGATCGAGGGATGGAAACAGGGGCACGCGCTCATTTTCACGGGGACTCATGGCTGTGGGAAAAACCTCCTGCAGGAGTTGATCCTGACGCCGCTGATCGGTGGCCGGTTTGCTGATCCGCTGAAGTTCCTGATGGATGAAGATCAGTTCAACGGCGACATGATGGTGGAGCACTGGATGTTGTCGGAGATCCCATCGAGCCAGCGGACGGAGGACAGGGTGAAGTTCGCGGAACGCATCAAGCAGATCGTAGCCAACCGGACGATGAGAGCCAGGCTCATGAGGTCGGAGCCGTCAGTGATCCAGCCCTTTGTGCGGCTGAGTATCTCCGTGAATGATGACGCTGACACACTCAAGTCTCTGCCTGTGGTGAGTGATGGGTATGGCGATAAGATCAGCATTTTCCACTGCAAGAAGAGGCGGCTGCCGATCCTGGGCGATGCTGACTGGAAGCCCGAAGGATGGACGGAAGACGACGACGCTGACGACGATTCATTTTTACGGGAGAAGGAGATCCGCCGAGTGATCAAGGCGGAGATGCAGATCTTTGCCTACTGGCTGAGTAAGGTCTACAAGATCCCCGAGGCACTGGTGAAGCCTGAGTATGATGGCGATAACCCAAGGCGGTTTGGGTTTCGTTCGTTTCATCATCCGTTGATCCGGGAGCAGTTGTTCGATGATACACCAGCGGCACAGCTCTTGAGGTTGATCGACATGGCGGAGTTTGAGCCAAACAACATCGACGCACCACGGAAGCTGTGGGAGTTAGATGATCCGCACAACCACAAGCCTGTGCATGGTAGGTGGTGGGGGCAGGCTGAGACACTGCAACAACTCCTCACGGGTGAGCTGATGAAGTGCAGCGTGGAGACGCTGGCCAAGCCGTTGTTCGCCAAGAACAAGCGGGAGTCGATGCTCATGAAGCTGGCGAGTGATGAGTCTACAGGAGGTCCATCTGGGCGCGTCTACAAGGACGACAAGAACACCAGGACCCGTAACTGGCGGGGCTGGTGGATCAATGCGCCCGTGGGTGAGTTGACACGGAAGATCAAACTCCAAGGGATCGAGGAGTAGAGATCCCAACATATCCACCAATCGGGTGAGCGGCTTGCTTTGACGGCAATGCCGCTTTTTTGTCGTCACTGCCGTCACACTATAGGCCTAGAGGCATAAGCGTTGGCAATCATCGGTGACGGTGTGGCGTGGCTCTGATGGCCTTTGCTTTAAACAAGCCGCTTTTCTGTAGGGTAAGGTATTGGA